TGGGTGAAGTCGCGTTTGATGGCGACGGTGGGTGCTGCGGTGTATGAGCTGACGGGTTCTGGCCCGACGTTGCCTTCTCCCTTGGACCCGGGTACTGCTCGCCCGTCGGGGTGGACGTGGACGGATATTGCGGAGGGTCCGGCTGCGATCTACGTGTCGGGCTATGTGGGTGACACGTCCACGATTGAACGTATTGGTGTGTCGGCTACTACGTCGGCGGTGACGTTGGATGTGCCGGTGGTTGTGGCGGATATGCCTCGCGGTGAGACGGTCCTTTCGACGTATTCGTATGTGGGTAGTTTCTTGATTGTGGGCACGACGCTTGGTGCCCGTGTCGCGTTGATTAACTCTGATGGGTCGCTGACGTTGGGTCCGCTGGTGGTGGATGCGGGTGCGGTGGATGACGCTGTGGCGATTGAGAACTACGTGTATGTGACGGTGCGGGATCAGGGTAATGCTGGTGACCGGGCGTACCGGGCGGGCTTGTATCGGATTGATCTTGGTCAAGTGTTGAACCAGTCCTCTCTTGATTTCGCTCATGCTGCTGATCTTGTTGCCCCAGCTGGTACGACTGGTGACGCCGTTCAGGTGACCAGTGCCGGTGGCTACTTGTATTTCGCTGTTGACACGCAGGGTGTGTTTAAGCAGCAGGACACGTTCGTGTCGGAGGGGTGGCTGGAGTCGGGCCGTATCCGACTTGGGACGGTGGAGAATAAGGGTTGGCGTGATCTGCGTTTGCTCACGAAGTCTGGTGAGACGGGCACGGTGACGGGGTATGCGGATACGTCGGAGACGGGTTCTCCGTCAACGTGGACGACGGTGATTACTGCTGATGGTGATCGTACGGATACGTCGGGGAAGTTGACGGCTGCTGCCCCTGCCCCGCAGTCAAACTTGTATGTGGCGTTTTCGTTGACGAGTGCCGATTCCAATACTTCTAGTCCGGTGTTTATTGGTTATCAGGTGCGTGCGGTTCCCGCTCCGGAGCGGACGCGGCTGTTGCAGGTTCCGATCATGTTGTTTGATTTCATCACGGACCGTAAAGGGTTGCGTGTCGGTAAGCGTGGGTTCGCGTGGGACACGTTGCAGAAGTTGCAGGATTTGGAGCAGTCCACGGCGGTTGTGCAGTGGCGTGATTACACGACGGGTGAGGCTGCTACCGCGTATGTGGAGCGTGTGTCGTTCGTGCGTACTTCCCCGCCTACGAATCGTGCTTCGGGTGTGGGCGGTATCGGTCAAGTGCTGTTGCGGTTGGTGTGAGTCATGTCCCCGAGCGAGGTTGTTGGTTTGGTTCTTGGCGTGTTGTCGATCATGGGCATCTTGTTGGGTGCTTTGGGTTGGTGGATTAACACGAAGATCAAGGTGGCGACGTATCAGATTCAACCGACCGCGAACGGTGGGAAGTCGCTGGCTGATTTGCACGTCAAGGTTGATCGGCTGGTGCTGGATGTGGAGCTTGTGAAGTCTGCGGTTGTCCAGTTGGAGGACGACGTTGAGCAGTTGGAGCATGACGTGGAGGGATTGCTGTGAGTAATTCGTTGAAGGACTTTATGTCGTTTATTAACGATCACCCGCTGGGGGTGGCGGTGAAGGTGTTCGCTGCTACCGCGTTGACGTATGTGGTGGACAACATCGCCGGGTTTGGTTTGCCTCCGATCTTGGTGGTGGCTGTGCCTCCGGCAGTGGTGGTGTTGATCGACTACTTGAACGGTGAGAACCCGAGGTTTGGGCGGCGTAGTGAGTAAGACAACCATCAAGGGTTGGCCCGTGATTAAGGACGGGAACAGTCCCATGCTGCGATTGTTTACGATCCCTGGCACGAAGCGGAAGATGCGGCTTCGTAAGGATGTGGGTCCGTATCTGGTGGCGTTCGCTTCGGAGTACCACAAGCGGATTGCCCCTATTGATAAGGGCACGTTTGATGATTGGGCGTGGGCACCAGTGCGTACCGGGCGGGCGTCTAGCCGGGTGAGTGATCATTGTGGTGGTGTGGCGATTGACTTGAATGCTACGAAGGAAGGCAGCCAGTCGAAGTCGAATACGTGGTGGGTGCGTCACCCAATCAAGGCTCGCCGGATGCGGCGGTTGCTGCGTAAGTACCGCCTGCTGGAGTGGGGTGGTGACTACAAGCGGTTCTATGACCCGATGCACTTGGTGATCAAGTCCCCTGACGTGAAGGGTGTTCGGGATGAGATGAAGCGGCTCCGGATCACCCCGTCCGGCAGGATCAAGACCCGATAGTAACCCAACGGTACAGTGCCGATATTAGGCCCTGTGAGCCATTCTCAGACGAGAAACCCCCTCCCCTGGTGTGATTACCTAGGGAGGGGGCTTTCGTCGTGTCTATGGCCTCAAAACCCCGAAAAACAGGGGGGTAAATTGGGGGGTTTTTACAGGTTCTCGGGTCCGATTTCAGTCTTCACTAGCCGATATTGGGGGCGAGTGTTCGCCCTCATGGATGTGCGGGACTTCTTCAACAAGTCCGCGAAGCGGGTGTCGTAGCACGGCTGGCACATATCAACCTCCCACGGGCGGTCGGTGCCGTAGTGGTACACCACCATGAGGGTGTCCACCGTGTCGGTGGACCCGCACGAGTCGCACATTCTGCTGGTTATCTCAGCCACCGGAAGCCTCCTTCAAGGACACTACGGTAGCGGGTGCGGCGAGGTCAGGGAACATGGGTTTCCCGGCGATCAGCTCGTTGCGTTGTTGCCGTTCGATAGACAGGCCCAGGTATATCTCGGTGGTTTTCGTGTCGGCGTGCCCCAGCATGGACGACACCCGCATCAGTGCCCCGTCGTATCCCTCGTGGCGGAGCCTGTCGAACAGGGCACGGGCACCGCTGCGGCGCAGGGTGTGAAGGCCACTGCCGTGTGGGTCCATGCCGACGCAACGCATCGCCCGCTTCACCACTTCGTACGGTTTCCCCATCGGTGTGTCGGGGCGTAGCACGCTCGGCTCCCCGGTGGGTTGCAGTTTGCGTTTGGTGAAGTCAAACGTCATCGGTAGTGGCCCTTGCGCGGGCACGAGATACCAGTCGGGGTTGAGGGGGCGGTTGACGCGCAGCTCGTACTCGTTCAGCCACGTCAACAGCTCCCGGTGCAGTTCGCTACTGAGCGGCAGTACGTCTTGCTGCTTGGTTTTGTGTCGATACATTTCGACGGTGTGCCGCTGGAAGTCCACGTCCCGCACCCGCAGGGTGGACACTTCACTGCCACGCATGAACGTGAACAGGCCGATAGCGATGATGGCGCGGTCACGCCCGTTGTCGCAGGCGTTGAGCAGATCAGCGAACTGTTCTATCGGCAGCCATGTTTTCTCTTTCCGTTCCGCTCGCACGTTCCGCCAACCTTCGGTCGGGTCGTAGTCTTTGGGTACGTACCCGTTGCGGCGTGCCCAGGTGAAGAACCCTCGCAGGTTGGATAGGTGCAAGTTGCGGGTGTTCGGGGACCAGTCCCCGTAAATAAACAACTGGTCTAGATGTTCGGGTCGCACTTTGGACACGAGCTGGGTGTCGCCCCACACGGCGCGGCAGTGGTTGAGGGTTTGCATCTGCGACTTGACGCTGCGAGGGGCGAGGCCCCTGGCCCGTAGGTGCTTCTCGTATTCGGATTGTGCCCGGTCGATTGTTACTCTAGTTGTCATAGCAACTCCTATACTGTTGAGTGGACTACGCAGAAGGTAGCGTCCACTCGTGATAATGGCAACTGTACCGTCCGGGTCATTATGACTCTAGGGTTCAAATCCCCCTCCGGACACTTGTTCACTGGCGTAGTCCCACTTCCAATGTAGGGAGTGGGATTTTCGCTGTTTTTGGAACCCCTCCATAGTCCCCTTTTTCTGGACTGTTTGCCTACTATGTTTGACCGGTCACACTTGGGTGGCAATGTGACAATGCACCGTAGATAGGTGTTAGCCTGGACATGACCAGCCCACCTAGGGCAGATGCGAACAGGAGTAACACTATGGCTCCCCCAAGTTTGGTTCCCCCTAAGAACGTCCTGGAGCGGTGGCGACGGGAGGGCTACACCCAAAAGCAAATGGTTGAGTTGACGTTCCAGGAGTACGGCAACGTCGTGTCGCGTAGTGCTATCGCGGCAGCTATGGCCCGGTACGGGTTGAGTGAGGACGGCAAACGGTACGAGGAATACGTCCCGTGGAGGGTGTCGTCGGAGCATGCCACCGCCAATCCGTTGCGCATGCTCAGGTTACTGGCCCGTGACCACGCAGGCGAGGAGTTGAATGCGAAAGAGCGCGGCATGCTGGACAGCTGGTGGAAGGCGATGCGGCAGAACGAGTGGATTGTCGGGTACGACCCGGACGACATCAAGGGTTTCCATTACATAGACGACATGTACCGTGATCACGATGACCCGGATATTCCTATTCGACGGAAGCGGCTGCGGGTAGCAAACCCGCGACACGCCCGCAATTAGGTGGTTGTTTGGCGGTGTTGTTACACTGTCACCGTTGCCGTGCCGGACCGTAACCCGATACCGCAACCAACCGTAACCGTAACGGCCCCGCCCATTAGAGGCGGGGCCGTTCGGCGTTTACCGTAGGGGTAAACACGGTGCCGTACGGTTACGGTTATCCGCCCCGCCTTAGAGGGCGGGGCGGATACGGTAACGGTGCGGATTTTTTTGCGCCCGAGCTTGTTTCTGAGCCAACCACAATGTCGCAATTAGGTCACAGAACTTGCACACATTCCTCACTTATTGTTGACTTCTAACTGACCACGCGACACGCCGAAACCCGGGAATGTTGGACAGTGTTCCGTACGGTCACTATCGTCAAGGCACGACAACATGGGGGATCACATGGAAATCGCAATCACCCGAACTGACCGGTCAATCGTCGTCATTGTGGATGGGGACATAACCCAGGAACAGTGGCTTGACGTGTGTGACGAGTACAACTTGCGCGGCGAGCATGTGCGGGTTGACGACTACACCACCGAAGGTGACCGTCACTCATGGTGGTTCACGCTGCTCCCCCACAATCAGAAAGTGGAGGTCCGCAAGTGAGCTACGTGTCCTATTCACAACTAGAAACACTCTTGTCGTGTGGTGAGAAGTACCGCCTCACGAAGATTGTGCAAGTACCCGAACAACCAGCGTGGTATCTGATCGGTGGCAGTGCCGTGCATGCCGCAACCGAGGCATACGACTTGGCGAAGCATCGGGAGGCGCACGGTGAGTGAACTAACCACGCTGGCGTTAGACGAGTTCACTCGCTACGTCGATGATGAATTAGCGAAGTACCCGGACGGCACAGAGTTTCGTGCCGGTGGTCGTAAAACAAAGCAGTGGCCTGATGGGGAAAACCTTGACTGGTGGCGTGAGGATGGCCCGGAACAAATCAAGGGCTACATTCAGTGGCGGGAAAACAACCCGAACCTGGAGCTGGCTGTGTTCGCCGGTAAACCAGCAGTGGAAGTGGAAGTGTC